GATGATATTTTTGGTGGTATCTCTGGTGCTATTCTCAACCCAAACGTTGAGTTAATGTATGGTGGTACTGACCTAAGAAATTTTACACTCAATTTTAAATTAGTTGCTAGGCAAGAAGAAGAATCAGTAGTAATCAAAAGGATATGCAATCAATTTAAGAGAGCAATGCTACCAAAGTTAGATCCTGGTAATGTCTTTGGTGCTACATCCGAGGGAAGTTATGCAGGATTTATTGGTGTTCCTGATCTAGTTAGAGTTGCTTTTATGCATGGAGGACATGAACATGATGCTCTACCAAGATTTAAGATGTGTGCTATTACCCAAGTAGATGTAAACTACACTCCTGACGGCACTTATGCTACATATTATGATGGAAACCCTGTCGCAGTTCAATTAAGTATTAGTTTTCAAGAAACAAAAATGGTATTCTCTGAGGAAATTGGTGGCGCTGATAGTGATGATAAAACTAGTCAAGGTTTAAGGTAATGTATTTTTCTATCCTCCCCAACATCTCATACGATGAGAAACCAATCAGTTACCCGTTTTCAGAATCTGATTTCGTAACTGCAAAGAATTTCTTTCGTAGATACAAAATCAATGATGATGTATTCTCTAATGTAGTATTGTTTAAAAAATATACTATTCCAGAAGGAGAGAGACCTGATCAGTTAGCACTGAAAGCATATGGAAATGTGTTCTATGATTGGGTGATCTTATTGACTAACAACATGGTCAATGCTCAGTATGACTGGCCCATGTCTAACTATGAACTCTATCAGGTAGTAGAACAAGAATATGATGACCCATACAGTGAGATCCATCACTATGAAACTGCTGCCATCGGACAGTATGCTGCTGGTTTACATGTAGATCAAACGTTTTATAATGGACAGCATAAGGTAAACATTGATGGGAACATCACATTAAAAAACGGCAATGAGATTGCAAGTCCCATTACCGTTGCTGAACATTTTGCTAGAGAGAATGAGAAAAAAAGAGAAATTTTTCTTCTCAAAAAACAATACCTAAGATCTTTTGTTGATGATTTTAGAAGACAGAATTTATATCAAAAGTCTGGCAACTATATCACTCAACGTTTAAAGAAAACTGGTTGACCTTTTTTACCAAAAAATTGGCGGAGAATTTTTTTCACTTTTCACAGATTTGATTATCAAATTTGGTCTCAAGTGATGCAACTCGTGTGAGTAGAACTAAGTTGTCCTTCTCTAGTTGATCAAGACGCTTTTCTAGTGCCTCAATCATTTCTTTTTTCTTCATTAATCAAGTTCGTAGCAGGCAGATCGTGCCATTTCTGGGTTTGCTTTTAGTGCTCTATGAACATGTCCATGGACATCAGTCTCTAGAGTATGATGTGCTCTGGTGTGTATAACCTGAACAAGTATTAAAAAACCCAGAATCATTACATTGATCTGGGTTATTGGATTTAAGAATGCTCTTAAATACTTTTTCATCGGATGAATTTATCCATTCGTAGTTTGATGTAATACATTCCAATGACCCACAGGGAGAAGAGAAACCCCTCCCCGTAACTCATAGAGTTCCATGCATGAACTGCTTCTCCCATCACTCCTCCGCAAGTTTAGCGAAGTAGGACAAGGCATCATCATCCTCAACGATTGCTTCTTCCTTTACAGGGGAAGGAGCAGAACGAGTGATGTCAGGAGCATTGAAGCTATCACTAGCATGATCATAACCACGACCCTCAGACTCATCTTCATAGGTCTCAGGATCCACCTGACGAGGAGCAGGACGTGAACTGATACCGAGCACCATGTTCAGACGACGCTCAAGATCTTCATAGGACTTGAACTGATCCTTTGCAGTGAATGCTTCCAGGGAGTGCTCAGACTTCCAGGTTGCTTCCAGTTCATCATCATCTGCACTTAGAGCAGAGACAGAATCAAACTCAGAAGAATCATAGTTCCAGTATCCTGCAACCTTCTTGATCTTCAGTTTAAAGTTAGCACCTTCCCAAAGGTCAAAGACATTGACAGGAGTCTCGTCTTGGAACTCAGGTTGCATAGCAGCGAGGATCTTATCATGGATCTTCTTACCATACTTGTAGAGGAACACCTTGCCCTCATTCTCAGGGTGCTTAGGATCCTTCACGACATAGATGTTGCTGTAATACTGAAGCTTACGCTTCTGCTTACGAGCAGTCTCTTTGTCTTCATCACTACCGCTGTTCCAGAGACGGCGGTTGACTTCACCAACGGGATCCTTCTCGTTGAGTGTAGTCAGAGAGTTCTCAATATACCAACCACCAACACCTTGGAAGGCGTGGGAGTAAAGTTTTGCCCATGGAATAGTCTCTCCTTCAGGGGCGGGAAGGAAACGGATAACAGCGTACCCATTTCCTGAAGCGTCAACCTCTGGTTTCCAGAACCTTTCATCAACGTTCTTACCGCTGGATGACTTCTCTAGTTCCTTCTGAAGAAACTGGAAGTTGTTCTGAGATTTACGCTTAAGATCTGCGAATGACATAGATTACCTCGGATTGTTTTGGATTTGGTTTGTGTGATGCCCTATCACTCAGACATAATAACAGGCACAGAGTCAGGCGTCAACCCTCTGTGCCACTTTCTAACTGGTCCTTCATACGTTGAACTTTGTCCAACAACTCTTGGAACATACTCTCAATGCTGGTGTCTGGTGTAGCACCTAGCATGATAACACCCTGCTTCATCGTTTCAACAACAGACTTAGCTTCGGGATCGTCACTCAGTTTAGCACGAGCATAGAACACTTGCTGTTTACCAATAAGTTTTTCTAGTGCCTCAAAGTATTCCATTTTTCTTTCGGGATCCAAGAGAATGAAATTCATAGCAGATCTAAAACAGAACTGCTGGAGCTCCAACATCTCTTGGATATCACCTCTAACAATATCAGACTTAAAGAAACTCATACTAGCATTAACTTCGCACGACTGGTTTTTTTCATAAAGTTTAGTTGTTGTGCCTCGTGACGGAGTTTTTCCTTCAGAGGTTTACTAATCAACTTGTTCACACTATCTAATTCAATTTCATTTATCTCACAGAAGTGGATAACAGAATCAATGTAATTCATATCTGGATTGTGTAAAGCAATCTTCTCCACTTCCTGCGAAAATTTCGCAGATGTCATAAATTTATCCTCTAATAATTGTTTTTTGTCCATATCGTTCTTGGTATTCGTTTATGTAACTCATTAGTGTAATAAAGAATTCTTTCTTAGGTGGTAGCACCTTAACTTGAGTCTCTCCGTTTTCACAAGCAACGATTGTGACGAGTTGCTTTACGCTCAACCCGTAATTTTCCTGCAACATACATGCATATGCAGTCTCTTGCACAAAGTAATCGTAGAGGTATTCCTCACGCTTGGGTTCTTCTGCTGTCTTAAAGTCAATGATAGACAGCACTCCATCAAACTCAGCGATACAATCTACTCGCCCTGCCAACTCTAGGTGTTTGGAATAGAGCGCCGCTTCCTGTAAGTAAATATTATTTATACGGTCCAAAGTATCCCTACTATGATGGAACATAAGAACAGGAAGTGGATGTGCTTTATACTTTTTCAAGTCTAGATTATTATTGAAGTAGTCTTCAGCAATAGAATGATACTTAGTGCCACGACCAGTAGCACGAGCAGACTTTGCGTTTGCTGCTTTCTCTCCAACACGAGCTCGCCACTTAGCGATGCCCGCCATTTTCTTAGCGTTGTTACCAATCACTGTAGTGACAGACGGAAACTTGAAACCTTCAGGTGTCAGGTACATACGTTTTCCATCTACCATTTCGGCAACCATTTCAATGGGTTCTATCTGCCCCATGTGATTGAACAATTTCATAATCCTAGATTGATTTTATTGATAAGGTAAGACTTCACTAGACCAGAACGAACGATGTCGTCAACACCAAACTCCACGAGGGAGAACTCATCCATGTTCTGTAGGATACGTTGGAAGTCAATGATACCTGTGCGCTCACTGATCTTTTGTAGGTCAGTTTGTGCAGCATCACCACAGAAAATGATCTTACTATCTTGTCCAACACGGGTGATGATTGAATCAAGTTCGTGGAAGTTCAAGTTCTGACACTCATCAATAATAACAATAGCATTGTCTAATGTAGTTCCACGAATGAAACTAGTAGACCAGAATGATACTGTCTCTTGTGCCTTCAAGTTATCGTACAGCATTTCATACGATGCATCATCAGGCATCTCAAACATAGATTGCACCATGTTCTTGTATGGAATTTGATAGAGAGAAGACTTATCTTCATGGTCACCAGGAAGGAAACCAATTTCTCTAGTGGCAACTAGAGACCTAACAATATAGATCTTTTCATATGGTGTGTACTCATTCAACACATCTTTAAGTGCTTTGTACAATGCCACAAAGGTCTTACCTGTACCTGCTACACCATAAGCATAGATCATCTGACCTTTATCCCACTCATCAAACATAACCTGTTGATTATGAGTGAGAGGTTCAATAGGAAGCATGTATGCTTCATCAATAGGTTTACGACGCTTGCGTTGCTTCGCAGTCATACCTTGTCCAGGTGATTTAGTTGTCTTCTTTCTAGCAGGCATATCAGTAGTTGTATTTGTCAGTAATGGTTTTGTTTCGTGGTGCTTTGGGGATCACCTTGTTCTTCATGATGTCTTTCCATCCAGGATGGGTCCTTGCCATCTTATCTCTCCAGTCACCAACCTCACCAGATGCAGGACAGGTAGACGGATCACTCCAGTCTCGTGTCCATTCAGGATTGTCCTCTTTCCACTGGTCCCACTCGTGAACGCTGAGTACAACACTCTTTTGTTCACCAGTTTCTGTATTAATAACTGGGTACGTTGCCATCTTCTTTCTCCTTCTTATTGAATCCGAATGGACCAGATAGTTTATCTTCTAGTGCTTGCTTCAATGCAATACCACCAATCGCTTCCATAACTTTGAGGACTTGTTCAGGTTTGACACCTTCCCCAAGTTCTTTAGCGACGTAATCATACTTAGGCCAAAAGGTTTCGCCTGCTTTTTGATAGTCTTCTAGTGTAAGTAGTTTCATAACCAACCAAGTGCCTCCGCACAAATAGGGAACTGTTCTGCAAACACACGCTTAGCATCTAGTGCAATGTCCATGTGTTCTTT